TTTTTACATTGTTGTCGTACTCGGGTTCTGTCTCTGAATAGATAACGCGTTTACCCGTCCACGATTTACTTGTGGTTTGGTTGTACGATCCGCAAAGGGTTATATCCCCGTATGCGGTTAGTGTCCCCGTGTCCACTTTAGCATTATCCTTCATAGTAAGTACCCCCCCGATAGATACACCGGCGGTTACAGATGCGTTTCCGCTCATGAACAAATCGCACTCCGTTAGATTGATTAGAGAAGGAGTCAAAACAGCGTTTTCCGTAACATGTAAAACCCCCAGCCCCGTGATGTCTCCTACTGTAACTCGTCCATTATCTGTCATTTTCAGGTTCCTAATTACGCCCGCCCCCGCGTTTTTTACGAAAGTAGCGTTGTCCTTCATAAACGCACAACCGGACGTAACCAGACCGGACGCTACTGCGTTTCCGCCGAAATAGCCTGTTCCGGTAATGCTAGCGTTGATGAGTGTAGCGTTATCCTCCACTCTGATATTGCCCTTCATGTTAATCACCGTTACCCCTGTGTTCACGATCTTACAGCCGTTGTACACCGTTACGGTTACGCCTGCAAGGTCTGCGGGTGTGATCGGGCTATCATTGGGTTTTCTAAACAGCAAGTAACATCGATCGTTATTATTTGCTACTGTGAGTTCTCCGGAAGTCCACCCAGGGGATAATGTTATAATCTTGTTATTAATGTCTGTGGTGACCGCAACACATTGAATCCCGTTGGGTATTCCGCTAACTTTCAAACCTTCAGCGCGATTCAGCCGGAAAAACGTATTAGACCGTACGCGTGACGCAATGGCATTAACTCCGGTAATCGTTTCACCAACAGTCACGGTGTTAAGACTTCCTTGAACCGCGCGCGGCTGAACGTTCAGAACCCGCGCCATTGGATGGCTACGTACTTTGTTACCGAACACGTTTGTACCTGCAAAGTCGAATTCCCCGTTAAAGTATGCATCCTTGTAAATGGTAGTGCCATACCCATTAGATGGATTGCCACCTAAAAACTTTACGGATATTACACTAGCCAACGATTCGACCAGGGGTCCCCAAAGATTTGTCGCTTTGTGATAGATGCGGTACATGCCTTCAACATCCGAACTAACCAATACTATGTTAACGTTAGCCGTTACCCCACCCAAATCAGCTTGAGCCTTTGCAAAATCAATGTTCTTGTAAGTGTTAGCTATCTGCGCGTGATGGTAGAATAAGCCGTCCGGAACGTTACAACCCTGGAAGATGAAAGGCATGTTAGCGGTTTGCGCTGCTGCCAGTCCCGGAAAGACCGTAGATGATACGGCGAAGTTATCGCAATTAGTAGCCTGTATAATGTTATACGCGTTCGTTGATAATGCGCCCGAAGCCGTTAGGTTCTTAACGTTGCTATATTGCCCCGCTACCGTAACGTTACTTGCGGTTGCGTCTAGCGTCGCAGTCGATCCGATTATCTGTCCCATAAATCTAATGGTTCTATTAGCCGCAGCCGGAACTGTTACAGACACCTTAGAATTCTGTATAATGCTGTCGGGGTATTTCGCGCCGGGTGCAAAAACATAACCGCTGCCCGGGCGGATGGTGGTTACCCCTGCGCCAGTCGCCGGGTTGATCTCCACACGTGAATCAACGATTGAAAGCTTAGTTTCGTAATCGCCTGTAAACGTGATTTGAGCGGCTGTCGCGTCTGCCGGGGCGATCCCGCCTATCGGCTCTTTGCGCAGTCGTATAAGAAAGTACTGCCCTGCGGGTATTGTAAACGAAACACCCGCGCCCGTTACAATCTGTGTCGCTGCCACACCTGTCGTAATTCCGTCGGCGTCAGTTGTGTACCATGTCACTACATACCCCCCTACGGCACATTTCACCATTACAGGAGCCCCGCCCGAAAATATAGGGGCTTTAGATCGTATGTGGCTAGCGTTGGCAGCCTTCATAGTTTCCCAGTTGACCCCCGCGGCGTAGTTAAAGCTACCCTGTTCGAAGTCAGCCGCCGTCAGTACTACGGCGTCCGCCGCTGTTTGATCTAATGCGAATTGTAGTTTACTACCGACTACTACGCTAGACCCTAGAATGTCTACGGCGGGCGTGCCCGCGGTGCTTAGCGCCGTTTCAGCTACGTCTACGATCGAATCCCCGCCGATGCGTGCGCCGGGAAAACCGAAGTTGCCCCTAAACAGCCAGCAAGCGCCGTCCTGCGATAATGTCTTCTCGTCGTACACGATTCCGCCCACGTCGCCAATATTGACGTAACGGTCTCCCACCTGCCACGAACGAAGGGCGCGTACTCTCCTGTCGCTCCCTACTGTAATAATCTCATACTTTTTTAAACCCATAACGTTATGATTTATAATGTTTCTTCATCTCTGCCTTCTGTTTCTCGTTCTCCTCGTGACGCTTTGAAAGCGCTAGCATCGCGTCCAGATAGTTGATCCGCTTCGCGTCCTCGAACGAACAAGCGAACAATTCCGCCGTAGCTTGTACGAGTGTCAGCACGTTCTTCGCCTCCTTGATCGGATCGTCTTCCGGCGCGCTTCCCGCGTCGAAAGGGAACAAGCGCTTCTCCAGTCCGTCCGCCGTCTCTATCTGCTCCTTTATGTACTTTGTTGCACAAAGCAAATGGTAGACGTTATCCGGAGCGTACTTGGCCGGCTTGTGCTCGATAGGCGTACACCACTTCGTTACCTTCTCCGTTGCCGTCTCCGATCGCCTAGCCTCGATAACCTGCCATAGCGTCACGTCCTCGATACGGGGTATACGGTACACGAGCTTCCTGTCTTTTATAATAAAAGGGTCGGCCTTAGCGTACTCTGCCACCGCGTTTAATGTCGCCGCTTGGTCAGAAGTTAGGCCGCCCTTGTAATTCGGATGCAAGTTACAAATATATTCCAGTTGTTTGCGGTTGTAATACCCACAAATTTTCCACCACAAGCGGCGGAAAGCGTTTTTAATCTTTCCCTTCCATCCGGTCGGTGCGTGTAGTATCAGGTCTTCAACACCCATAAACTTTATTTTACTCATATTCAATCAATTCTAGTTCTTCGTAATAATACCACTCCTCGACGTTCGATCCGTCCCATTGCACGACCACGCCTAACACGTCGGTCTCCGTAACCGTTCCCGTGTTCCCGGCGTAATCGTATTTAATGCGTACTCGATCGTCCTCTCTCATGCTGCAAATCTAATCATTATTCGCGTATCTCGGGCGGTATTTACGTATAAGATAGTCAACACCGTAACGTACAGCGTCCAATGCGTGGTTGTAAGCGTCTACCGGCTCGTTGGTGTACGTGTCGGTCAGGTTGTCCTTGACGTAGGTGTAATTGTCCGCCTCATCCAGTACGTTAGTGCTACGCTTCGTTACAAACAGGTTGAATTGCTTCACCTGCTGGATACCCGCCCTTATCGATCCTTTCCCCTTGATGCAGGGGATCGTGTTACAGCCTAGCCCCCTTAGTTCTATGATACTCTTTTGCTCCGCGTTGTCGCATACCGTGATGGTACGGTGTAGTCCTTCGTCCTTGAGCCGCTCGGCGATCGTGCGGTTAAGCATCTTGGTTTCGTAGCACACCTCGTCTATATACAGGTTCATGCCCCGCATGTAGATCTTGACAATAGCGGTCGGGTCGTTCTGGAAGCCGAAATCAAGCCCTGTAACGAACTTAACGTCCTCGCCCGTTAAATCCTCTGGCAAAGCGTCGATCGTCTCAATTTGGGGATATACGAGCCCTTCCAGCCCGCCTGTCAGCCCTTCACCGTATACGCGCCACCAATTAGCGTCCTTGGCGTTGCGCTCTATCGCCTCTACTTGCTGCTTGGACAGGTACGGGTTATCCTTGTAGGTGCTGTGGATCGTTACGTACTTGTCGCCCGTGAAGTCCGTCTCGCCCCAGAAGCGCCGCACCGGGTTGAAGTCAATGATAACCTTGATCGTGGTACGTACGTCCAACTGTCGGAATATCTCCCGGGGCACACGCTGCGCCTCGTTGATGAACAGGATGTCACGGGCCGGGCCGTGAACCTTCGACGCGTTGTCGCACCCGAAGAACTCGATGCAGACCCCCGGCTTCACCGTGTAGATCAGATCGGACTTGTTGAGGGCGTTGTCGTCCCACACCCCCTCGTCCAGCAGCATGTTCTGAAAGTCACGGAACATTCCGCGCTTCACGGCCGGTAACGTGTCGGTAACGCAGGAGATCATCAGAGGCTCGGTGCTTTCGTTGGCGACCAAATAGAGGAGCTGTAACACGCTCCACGTCTTAGAGGAACGTGTACCGCCCTTACTCGCTATACCTCTTATATAGGGGTCGCAAAACGGCTCTATCATCTTATTGAATACGTAGGTACAGTTCATTACTTATCATCCTCCTTATGATCCTTTTTAAAGTTCTTGATCGAGCTAACCTTTGCGCGTACTTTCGGATCAGTCACGTTAACCGTTAGACCGCCCTTGATGGCTTCGCCGTTAGACGTGTAGTCCATCTGCGTTTTAATGCCCCGTAGGGCACGAACATAGTTAGCGTCGAACTGTCCCACCGTCGCGCCTTGATCGAGGTCCTGCGCGATCGCTTCGCGTATCCTGTCGATCACCGCGATGAAGTCCGCGCATATCGTCAGATCGAACTCCTTGAGGTTCTCGGCGTACGTGGAGCGGCGGTTGTGCAAATAGTTGACGTTAGCGCCAAGAAACATGCAGAACTCGCCCTCCGATTGAAGGTGCTTCTTCGGCACTTCGTAGAGCGTTCCAGCCATGTTACCGGACTTGACTGCCTCTTGCGTTATAACGGGCGTAGCCTCGCACCAGGCCGAGTAAATCGCGTAGGCCTCCCAAAGTTCTTGGGGTTCTTGCCAGATAGGCGTCATGCCGTAATGCGCCGTAGCGACCTGGTAACACTTGGTGTAGTTGAACGAATCCGCCAGATAGCGGGTCGTCGCGTATGTGGGAGCCAATTGGAAGTGGGCGTAATCCGGCCTGACCTTCTCGGGCTTCGGCAGCTGTACCGCTTCCTTCGTTTCTATAATTTCTTTCTTCTTTGTAGCCATATAATTTTTATTTACAACTCTACAAAAATACGCTTTTTCCGCCCAAATCGCCATCTTTCCGCCTACCAAAACTATCATTCCACCCCGAAACCCCGATGAACAGGGCGTTTCAGACCTATTGTCATAGATGGAAAGATAAAAACATGTTTTCCATATAGATATATTTTAAAAAATACCCCAAATTAATTATTTAAAATAACAATAGTATATTTATGTTAACTATATATACTACTTATTAATAGTTACTAACTAGTATATATCTTTCCATCTATGACAAATACACTATATTACAGTATAAAGTACTATAAATAAGCGAGTTAAGTGTAAAAGATACAAATTTTAATCATTCACATCAAAAACTTGAAAAGTGCGTTCTGCGTCCTGTGGGGCCGGTCGGGTGTCAAACATGAAATTGAGTTGTCAAAGAGGTTTTCACTACTTTTTTGTCAAAAACAGGCATTTTAGCTAAAATACCGTTAAAAATCAAGTTTTCTCTCACAAAGTTTTTTCTCACAAAGTTTTTGTAGAAGTGCGTCAAAAGTGTTAACATGATTTTAACACAAAACGGGGTTAACGTTTTTATACATTAACCCCATAATTCCTATATAACCAACCCGTATAAAACCTTCCAGTCGTCCAAAATTTCTTTACATTTCCATTTCTCCGCCCTTTCTATGTTTTCCCATCGCAAGGTACGGTGGTTCAACTTGTCTAGCGTCCGGCTACCGTCACAGTACATATTGACCCTGTACAGCATTGAAACCTCTATGCCATATTTGTTCGTCTCGGTGTCTCCGCTCGTGTAGATCGGGCGTTCTATATCGTCATTCTCACAAGGCCCCACGCGCTTCTTGTCCTTGTCACGGTACAGCATATTTTCTACTGTCGGTATGCGCTCGGGATCGGTTCTTGTGTTCCTGTCGTCCCGTACCTTATTAGCCGCGTAAATTATATCCCGGATCACCTCGCAGAATATCTCGGCGTTAACCACATGGAATGGTTTGCCCTTCACCTTGGCGTACTTCACACCGTTCGCCTCAAGCCAATTGAATATAAAAAACGCGTGAAGATTATAAACGCGTGCCATATCTTCGATAAGCAACACTTTTCTCTGTTTCTTCTTAATATATGGTGTCGGCATACTATAAATTATTTAAGATACATACTAAAATACAACCAAACGCTATTCCCGCCGCGATTGCCAGGACCATTAGTCCCAGCATTTTCAATCCGTCCCTCATCATAGCTTCAGCGCCTCCTTTAGTTCACCGATCAAACGCAACGCCTCAACTCTCGACAAGTCCACCCGGCGTTGCGGCTCGCTCTTCCTGTAAATCGTGATCGTCGTAATCTCTTTAGCCGTACGCGGCACACGTTCGGCGTAAACCATCACACGCTCGGCTTCCGCCTTATCGATCTTGACACGCATATTATACTGCGCCTTCTCCGCGCGGTACAGTGCCGTCTTGAAACGTCCGGTTCTGATGCCCGCCGCTTCTTGTTCCTTCATCTCGTACTCTCTAAATAAATGCTCCATACTTTCCATAACTTAAAATATTAATAACAGGTTTATAAAACTTAGCACAAGGGTCACCCCTCCAAGCGCCATACACAACAAACAGAAAAAATCTACTAAGCGCGACTTATCAAAAACTATTGCCACTGCCATACCGATAAAACTTAATCCCATTGATATAACAAGGGCTACCATTGCTATTTCCATAATTTTTTAAATTAAATTGATTAAATACCCTATCACATAGTCCAAACCAACGGCCAGCATAACGCCGTGCCCGATCGCCCCGCCAACGGTGGTTAGAAGGAAATCTACGAAGTCAGCCCGGTTGCCGTATAAGTGATCCTTTATCTCCATACCCAAACCTACACCAGTAGTGAACGGAGCGCCGCACACCGCGCCAAGCGGGATCGCGAATAAGAAATGTCCCCAGCGGTTCGACGCTTTCCACCAATCGAGTATTTTAGCGTACCACTTCCGGGGTGACCCGGGAACCTCCGCTAATAACTTGCCCGAGAAAGGCGCGAACCGTCCGTCGCTGTCTGACAATAGACCAAAATCGGAAGCCTCCAACGGTTCATAAGAATAATTATCTTCTCCTATAATTCTCTTAACTCCTAGATACTTGTAATGTTTTCCATCGCTCAAAATCACCACGTCACCCTCATTGTAATTTGTTGTTTTCATACGAATAAATTTTTTAATATATGTTCAATAACTCTAACCGTCCAACCGTTCCCGCACATCCGGTATATCTGCGTGTCCGACACTACCCACTCATACCAATCCGGTACGGTCTGCAAGCGCGCGCACTCCACAGGCGTTAACCGTCTCAATCCTGTCCCGGTCTGTAACAAGTTATCCTTTTGCACCGTTGTAAGGCAATTAGTTTTTCCGTCCTTTCGTGGTACCAACCTTCTGATATTCTTTCTCTGTTCCTTGATTTTTCCCGATTCGTAGTCTTTCCGTATTTCCTTTCCGTATTCGGTTCTTTCGTATTTCAGACAACGAGCCTTGTCGACCTGTATCAACGTTGTACCGTTCGCCTGCGCCCCCTTGTAATTAGTAGCCGTCAGACAAAACGCCTTGTCGTCTACGCTCTTGAGGTTCTTCCTCATCCGGTCCGTTATGCCCCGGCTAGCTACTATTAGATTGTCTTTGCCGTCCTTGTAGCAACGTTGCACTATGGTATTCGATTTCCCGTCAGGGGAAACTATACGTGCGCCGAAACCGTTTCCTTTCTCGGCGTTAACCCTCGCGTGATTAATCATACCATCAAGGGCTTTATCCGATATAAAATACTTCTCGTCTACGTCGTCCTCAAGAATATCACGGATGAATAGCCCCTCATCTTCCGGCTGCGTGATCTCCGCGATGTTCGTCCAGTACAGCCGCTTCCGGTTCTGCGCCGACACAAGGTTGCTGTTAATCATTACGGGTTCAACTCCGATCGCATTAGTCAGTACGGATTCCCATTTCTTCGACATAACCACGTTCTCCAGCAGGAACTTCACGTCCGGGTTGTACTTCCGTATTTCCGTCAATATCCGCATGTATTCCCAAAACAGGTACGACTGCCCTGTAAACTCGAACCCCATTATTTTAAGATCGAGATATTGATCCAGGTCCGTTATCTCTATGTTTTCCGTCGTAGCCATCCCCGCCTGTTTTCCCGCGAAGGAAAACGATTGGCACGGGCTCCCGCCTATAATCAAGTCGATCTTATCCAGCTTTGACACGTCCACCTGTGTAACGTCACCTATGTGGATAGTTTCTGGGAACACGTGACTCGTCTGCCGTATGGCGAACTTATCCACCTCGGAAGCGTAGTACTTATTCGGGAAACACCCCAGATTGGTAAGGGCTATCTGCCCGCAACTCATACCGTCAAATAAACTTAATACATTCATACTCTATTCTCCTTTAAGCACTGTAACGTTTACGTCCATTTTCCAAGCAAACGGAACCGCGCCTATATTATAACCATACTTTACACACTCTTTTTCCGGCAAGGTGAAGAATATCGATAACCTGTTCGGTAATACCGGATCGTACACATAGTACCCTTCTTTCCGGTTCTTTCCTCGATACACATATTGTACGCCGTCTACCAGTTCTACAATATCACCCACTTTGTAATTTACTGTTTCCATACTTTATATTTTTTAATTAGTTCTTTAACCATGTCCATCAAGCCGTTTTGCGTATCCGCTTTCCCGGTCAATGCTCCGATAACCCTTTCGTCAATTGTACCCCGCGTAATGATGTGATGGACAAACACGCTATTCTTTTGTCCCTGTCTCCATAACCGCGCGTTGAACTGTTGGTATAACTCCAAGCTCCAAGTAGTACCGTACCATATTATACGGTTGCCGCCCTTCTGCATATTCAGCCCGTGCCCCGCGCTAGCCGGGTGTGTCACTAAGACGGGTATCTTTCCCTCGTTCCACCTGCGTACGCTATCCACGCCTTCCAGCGCTTCCGCCCCAAGGCCCTTTAGAGCCTTTAGTATGCGCTCTTTCTCGTGCTGGAAGTTGTACGCCACTAGCACGGGCGATCCGTTCGCGGCTTCTATCATCTCTACCAACGTCTCTAGCTTCTCGTCATGCACGGTATGTACGTTCCGGTCCGCGTCATAGATCGCGCCCCCGGCGAACTGTAAGAGCTTGTTAGATAAGGCCGCCGCGCTTAACGCCGTGATTTCTTCTTCCTGCATAAGCTCTAGTACTTGATCCTCTTCAAACTTATCGTACTGCTTCTTCACCTTTGGCGACAATTCTACGTAGTTGTTGAGGTATGTAAGTTCCGGCATATCTAGGAAGTCCAGGGCTTTCATCGATAACGTTATGTCGGCTATCTTTTCGCCTAATACCGCCTCGGTTGTTGCAAGCGGCTTGTACTCGTAAACTATCCCTCCGTTCTGCGCGCCTGGTCTAAAGTAGTTAGCCCTGTAATCGGTGATCGTCTTTCCCAACCTTTGCCCACCGTCGACTAAATACATTTGCGCCCATAGGTCAATAAGTCCGTTTGGCGCGGGCGTTCCCGTCAGACCCACCACCCGGCTAACACTTCGGCGTATGATCTTCGCGGCCTTGAAGCGTTTAGATTGGTGATTCTTGAAGCTGCTTAACTCGTCTAATACTAACATGTCGTACGGTACTTTAGACCCGCCCCACATTTGAAGAAGCCATACGAGATTGTCCCGGCTCACTGTGTACACGTCCGCATCAGCCCGTGCGGCGATCTCGCGCTGCTTCGCCGTGCCTTTGATGACTGACAAACGCAGGTGGCGGATATGCGTCCAGTTCTCGATCTCATCGCCCCAAGTCATTTCGGCTACACGCTTTGGCGCTACTATCAACACCTTAGTAACCTCGAACTCGTTTATAAGATCGGCTACGGCCGTTAGCGTGCTCACCGTCTTTCCTAGTCCCATATCGAGGAACAGAGCCGCGTCGGGGTGATCCTTGATGTGCTGGACGGCGGTACGCTGATAGCCGTGTAAATTACTCCTCTGTAACATTGTTAGCCATTAATTTAAATATCACGTTCTTCTCCTCATCTCCCACTACTGAAACACATTGAAACTCCGGAATATTAGCCGCGGTGCATCGTGGCGTGTTCAAGTCCCATCCGACAGTATAAAAGATGCAGCCTTTGCATGCGACGTTCTCGTCTACTTCCACCGCGGCGTATGTACGCCCGTCTACTCTTATTGTTTTCATAACCCTAAATCCTTTTTATATAACATGTCGTAAATATCATCCAACGTGTATCGCTCGGGGAAACACTCAAGGACCTCTTCGATTACGTCCAGTATATCGGGGAACTTTGATTTGATACCTAACAGGTCCTTCAGGGCTTCCTCCCGGTTGGCGTTAAACACTTCTTCCTTGTAAACCTCGGATATTGTGTCGGCCCCTTCAAACACTACGTTGTCGCCTTTATGAAGCTCCCGGCGGCTGTACTCCCTGCGTAGTATCACGTCCGGCACTTCTGATATTAAATACTGTTGCAGGTTCTCCGGTAATTGCTTTATGGCGTCTCCAATCGCGTAGCCCTCGGCGGGCGTTCCGTTCGCCATCTTTGTAACCACATCGCAAAATAGATTGATGCGGTCTACCTTTAGTTTCTTGTTGAAGTCTACCATAATCAAATATCCCCCTGAATTACGATTAAATCTGAAATGTTCAACGTTACCGCTTTATACCCTTGCCAGTTAACCGCGGCAAATGGCGCGTTGCATGATACCTCTACCGTTCCGTCGGCATTGTCGGCCAGAAACCAACATGTGTAAATTGCTCCATCTTTCATAAAGGCTAGCTCTCCGTTGGGGATCATACCGATAAGCGTTGATAAGTCTTTGGCGTCTTCGTATAGGCGTGCAAATAACGTGGCGCGGTCTGTCATTACAAGGTGATACCCTTTGTTGTAGAGGTACACGGCTAACTGTTTGTAGTTCTCAAAGCTCTTGCTTTCCTTTTCCGCTTTAGCCATTAGTCTACCGTTCTGTAACTTCTCTACTTTCAAAATCTCTCCTGCTCTGTTTCTATATACTTCCATGATCTTACTTATTATTGGTTATTACTTCTGCCATCTTCTTTAACTCGTTACGTGAGATGTTAACGGTGAACTGATTGCCCGGGCTGAATATCTGCCATACGCCCGCCATTTTCGGGAAACGCGCGGTATGCCCCGCCGGGTTGTTAAGGTGCACGATCTCGTTGCTACTTGACGGTTTGTACTCGGCCAGACTTGAGAGTGTCTTAACCGCCGCGTCCGCGTCGCCTAGATCAATATCCATTTCTAGGGAACTAGTCCCGGCTAGCTGTCCGGTGATCTGATAGGTTACCGCGTCGCCCTTCGTGACTTCCACTATCTTACAAGTTCCTAGACGGAAAGACTTTAGCGTTTTTAGGCTCCCGCTTGCGGATGTTACTTGCGCCATTGCGCTAACTGATAATAAAACTACTGCTAAAATACTGATTAACTTTTTCATGATTCTAATTTTTATAAGTTTGATACTGCGATTACTGTGAAATCATTTAGATACAGAGTGGCTTCCGCCCCTGTGATACTGTTTGACACGTACACCGTTCTCGGTTCGGCGTTTAGGGATAACCACTGCGCCGACGGAACTTCATCCACTAAATCATAATTAATTGACTCGGATAACAAATTTCCTAAATCGGTTTTACCTGTTCCAGGTCTGCCAATAATTAAAATTTTTTCTTTCATATCTTTTGGGTGTTGTGGGCGGTGTTACCCGCCCGGGTTATTTAATAATCTCTTATTATATCCTCTTCATCTATTTGGCTTTTCGTGTGGTCTAGGTCTTCTAGTCCGCTAAAGTAATAATAATCTGGCATTTCCATTTCTGTTTCTAACTGCCTTAAACAATAACGGAAGTAGTCCGGATCGCCTAATATATCTACAATTGTATCATAATCTTTAAACGAAACAATAAACGACATTGTACCTAATGGGATGTTTGCTCTGAAGTTTAATTTTACTATCATATCTTTAATTTTTAAGTGGTTATTTCCTTTTGACATTTCAAAGATACGGATACTTTTCAGACTACCAAAATATAGGGTAAACTCTTAACTTTGATTTGCATTAAACGCTCTTAGTTAACGCCCGTTAACATAAAAGTCTATTAATTCCTTCAAATCATTGTATTCTTCTGGGTTCGATACTACACGTACATTGAAGTCTAGCGCGGCGATCCGATCGAGTATAACGCGCTGTATTGGTCTAGGCTTGCAGCCCGTAGACTTGAACTCAACAAAGATAACAGTCCCACCTGGTAACAAGTACATTCGATCCGGCAAACCGTTTATAAATTGGGATAGCAGCTTAACTGCCATCCCTCCTCTACTCTCGACGTGCTTGGACATAGTACGCTCGAATACCTTTTCGCTAGTTTCCGTTGCCTTCATCCGTTGGTACGTTAATACGGAGCGTAGCCTTGTTAGTCACTCGGCACGCTTTTCGCAGTGCTACATAATTTTTTCGGGCTGTGGTTGCTTCCGTCCAGGTAAGGCTGGTGCACCCTAATACGTCGTCCCAAATGTCCTCTGCCTTGTCATACACTTGCAGCTTATACATACCGCAAAAATACCCTACACTCTTATCCGGTGTGATCCGGGTCGCGCCGTCCCTTGATTTTAATTTTTTCTTGTTACTCATTGCTGTATTTTTTATTTTCTTTCCATTCTTCCTTTTGCCGGGCTAGTTCCTTTATCGCTTCATCCGGTTCTATCTTATGTACATTTCCGGCTGTACAATGTTGCCCGCGTAATTCCCCGGATAGTATTTTAACGGTGTGACACCTTTCGGTCAAACTAGCCGTTGTTACCATTCCTAGAGTACGCACCCCATAGAAGTCAAACATAACGTAGTCATACAATTTTATAGGGCTGCCAATAGTGGCTAGGTTTTTCCTAATCCGGTCAGATTCTTCCACGGTGGTACGGGACGTGAGAAAATCCTTTGTTCCGTAATCGTCGAACATTTGGCGCGTAACGCGTTTGTAGTCCTCATAATTGTTCCATTCTTCCGGGTGGAATGGGGAGCGCGCAAACACCACTACTATCTTTTCGTCTGCGTACGTGTGCACTTTCCACGCGTTCGTATTCTGAACCACCCATTCGAAAATAACGTCCAGTTGGTTACGCGTGAGACGCAAACCACCCGCGCCAATTGTCAGCAAAATAAGGTTAGTAGAAACTCTCCCTTCTCGCAAGTCCTGTGTAATTTTGGCCTTCAGGCCTTGTTCAAAACTTTCCATACAATAAAATTTTATAGATTTAATTGGATAATACGCGGCGATCGCGATAAGTACCGCCGCTAAAATAATATACATCATTCCTCCGTTACATAAGTTAGATTAACCCGCTTAACCGTAAATCCCGCTAGGGTCTGACACTCGGCGATATACCGCCGTTCCGCTTCTAGATCTGTTATGATATACACACCTAAACTATCTTGGACTTCTGCATAGTCCTGTACTATAACGCCGTCCGTCGTTATAATCACCGCTCTCAATATCTGTATCATAGGCTAGTTGTCGGCTCGCAGCACAATAAGATGAATAATACAAATAGGATCGCCCAAAATGCGTAAACTATAAACTGTTTCATAACTCCATGATTTTAATGATTGATAACCCGTTCTTTAAATTCTCTTCTACTTGGCGTCTAGCGTCTTTAACGCTCTTCGCCCATACACCGATCCGTGATCGCCAATTTCCATTTCCGTAAACTACTTCATACTGTTTCATGGTCTAAAAAATTTTAAAGGTTGATATTGCGTGATTAAAATCTGATTCGCTAGCGTTCCGCACTGTGTACATATCATTGGTGAAGTATTTACCCGGCCATTTTGTATCGCGTATTTCCATAACTTCTCCAAAGGAAGAAAAGGTTCTCAACGCCTTAACTAGTTTCTGCATTTTCATTGAATCCCGTTCGATAGCTTTCTTATCCGGTTCGCAGAAAAATCCTCGCTTGTTCCAGAAGCGGCGGCGGGCTTTTAAATCCGCCTCGCTTAGTTTTCCTGTATTCTGTTTCATATACTTAAACAACAAACTGACATTTCGCACTCTTCATCATATTCATAACCGAAAAGAACCCCTTTAAAATACTCTTGTAAGCGGTTGAACACTTCTATATCTTCACCGTCCCATGCTAATGTAACCATATTGGTACGTGCGAAAGTTAGGTCTATTTCTACGCCTGCTACTTTTGATAAGTTCTTTTCTAATGCTTCAATTTTAGTTTTCATAATTCTAATTTTTAATTGGTTTATTTCCTTTTGACATTTCAAAGATACGACTTAATTATGAACTACCAAAACTTTTCTCAAAAAACTTTAGTATATTAACAAAAATAAAGTCTCGCGTATCACTACGAAAGACTTTTTAACTGAAAAACCACCCTAAAAGTATTAACCTTAAAAATTAGAAAAGAAAGTTTTGTATCGCAAAGATAGTAATTTTTTGCTTTCCTCGCTACCTTTACGGATATAAACTACTTGTCGACCGTATAATTTAGTTCTATTTAACTTTCCTTTAAACCATCCGCCTAACTGTCTCATAGCCGTTGCCAGTTCTCGCCCTTTCGCGCTTGTATAATCTTCTTTCTTGCGCCCCAAGGCATCGACCCAAAGCTCCATCAGGCAGAACGTATTTTTTTGAACCGTCCCAACCTCTTCCAGCGATCCGGCCAGAAAGTCCGCGCGTTGTTGTTCGGTGCGATCTTCATAGTCAGCCGGGAAAAACTTATCTACGTAGTTTTCTATAATACCTACTAGCGGACTTTCTTCGGTAAATTCTTCGCGCCCCTCGTTGGCGATCGCTTCGGCTTCGTCAGACAAAACAAGGCTTTCACCCAGCATGTACAATTCCATAGCCTCGGCCCAAAGTTGGTCTACTACCGCCTCAAAAGACTTTTCAAACAGCTTGTGCGTGTTCTTGTTTGCGCGTACCTCTATAGGGAAGAAACGGCGGTTGCCGGTCTTGTCCTTCAAAAACTCATCGTCATTGGTAGACCCGAAAAATACGCATTGTCGGCGGTGCGTTTTTACCCGGCGGGCGTACGCGCTACGATATGTATCTTCGCGTTTGCTTATGAAGTTCTTAGTAGCCTCCACGTCCGAACGACGAAGGGCCGACAACTCGGCTAGCTCCACTATCCAGGCATGCTGTATCGCTTCGTATGCCTTTTGCCCGGACACATCCGTTAACGAGTCGTTGAACCAACCTTTTGAAAGGGACTGTATAAGCGTGGACTTCCCCGCTCCCTGTCCTGAATACATAACAAGCGCCGTATCAAATTTGCAGCCCGGCTCATAAACTCTAGTAACGGCCGCAACTAACATTTTACGGAACGCTTCAGAAACATATATACTAGGTTCTGCTCCCATGTATTCAACTAGGAAATTATCTATCCGTTTCACACCGTCCCACCTTTGCGCCTCTAGATATTTTTTGATAGGGTGAAAAGCGTTTTCGCTGCAAACCTTTTCCAACGCGTCGGTTAGTTTGCTGTCATTATAAATACCGTGCAAATCCTCTATACGTCCACGGATAATCGCTACGGCGGTATCGTCCAGCATATCACCCTTCTTGATGTCCTTCGAGAAGAACGGCGTACGGGTGTACACAATTGTATCAAGAAACAAGTCATAAGCTAGCAGATCATTTAATAGCGGATCGCATTTGAAAGCGTTAACGAAGTTGCGGACGGTACACAATTTATCACCTTTGCGATCTAAGTCCCAAACAAGTTCGGCGGCGGTCTGCGCGTCGCTCTTAACCTCGTCTGTGTACTCCTCGAAGTCGGCTAGATCATCGTCCACGGCTACCATATCTTTAACACACTCTTTATCGGCGCAAATTAGCTTGTTCATCTCTCGGGTACTGTCTTCCTTACCCAGATGCCCGAACTTGTGCACCCGTACCAAATCATAAGCGTTGTATGCGTGTCCGTCGCCTATCGGGTCGGTTGAATGGTGGGAAAAACATAGTACGTCGTCATACACAACCAAACCCGCCGCGCCCGATCCAAGAGCGTAGGTATACCGTCCGTTGTCTACCTCTGTGTAAACGTCTGACAAGTATTTTTCTATGGCTTCCGGGATGGTGTACGAGCGGCAAAACGCGCCCACCAAGCCCTCTTTGTCTCTAGGGTCTTTTGCCATCTCTTTACTAATAACGGCGCGGGTATCACGTTCTACTTCTGAATGGAATGCCCATTTGCGCACGTCGCGCCATTCTTCGTTGTCTCCGTACAAACCTACGAGATACTCCGCGCTGATTGGCTCTCCTTCGAACACTTCGAATAGTCCGGCTTGATCCTTGGAGAGCGATTGCCAGTACATCATACGCTCGGGCTGGAACGTTGTTTTATCGAATAGATCGATACCTAACAACTCGGCCACTTTACGCGCCGCTGCCTCGTACATCGTAACGTCTGTAACCTCTTCTTTGAAAGGCATGATAAGACGGTAACGGCGTGATCCGGGGCGGTCCGATCTAGTGGTATAAATAGCCGCCGCCACACCCGGAAAACGGTCCGCAAAATCGAACGGAAATAAATCATCTCCAAAGTCTACATCTAGCGTTATCATTGTACGAGACATAACCGCCTTTTTAAGGCGTTGCGATCCTGAAAGCTCCCCCGCCATGAATCCGCCTACGTCCTTCAAAGACGATTTGGCGGGCTTATCCAGTTTATCGTACTCGCGTACCGTTTCGTTAGTGATAACGGGCGTTCCCAAACGTTTTACAAAATCGTCCCAAGTCATACGTACGGCTTTCCACTTCAATGAAGCCGAAGAGCCTGCAAGCGATAAGGTGTATTTTTCCATGTTAATTAATCTTTCTTATAATAATTACTAGTAAATCCTTCCGCCTTTAGCGGAATGCCGAAAGCGTCCGCCCATTTTGGTGTAACTGCCATAGCTTCGCAAATCTCTGCTAGCGAAACAGTTGGCTCTCCGAAATCGTCCAGGGGTACCTCGTTTACCGTCTCGTCGTGGATATGTCCCACGATTTTAACAGCTGGGTAACGTTTTACAATCTCTTGCATGCCGTATGCCAATAGGTCACGGCTTACTGCCTGCGTAATATTTTCGGTTAGCTTTCCGCCGTACGTGTCTAGGTCGGCCCATTTTCCGGTAAGGTCTTGACCCTTGTATGTTATAACCTCCCTGTCTTGTCCGTTCACGCTTTTTGTGGCGATCCGGCAAAACGGGTAAAACAAACGACGGCCCGAAGGTAGTAAAATTGCTAGAGAATTGTTTTCTTTAAACCATTGAAATGTACAAACGTGTACGCCGTACCGGATAACCTCTACGTCCTTTTTGTTTCTGATACAGAGTTTCGCCCGGCTGTCTAGGGTCTCCCAAAATTCAACTATTCGTGGAGAAGCGTCGCGCCATCTCAATATAATATTCTTGTATAACGATGGATCAATCGCCTTTTCGTAGTCCATATTAGACATAGCGCCCACCCAACCGCCATACCCTAATGCAAGCTCGGTTACTTTACCCTGTTGGCGGTAATGGGTGCCTTTTCCGCATTGATCCTCGGGCAAACCAAATGTCATACTTGCGGACACTACGTAGATATCTTTCCCGTTGCGGAACGCTTCAATACGCCAATCTTCACGGCATAGGCACGCCAATACGCGGGCTTCAATAGCAGAATAGTCGGCAACGTGGAATACAGTTCCCTTTGGAGCTACAAACGTTGTTCTGATAAGCTGCGACAAAGTATCGGGAACATTTCCCCAGAACAATTCGAAGTCCTGCAAACCCATGTGTTTAACGTTATCACGCGCGCCGTCAAGGTCGTGTATGTAGTTACGCGGTAGGTTCTGCATCTGGACTAGTCTACCCGCCCATCTTCCGGTACGGCCTGCTCCATAGAATCTATATAAGCCGTGTACGCGTCCGTCGAAGCACACGCAATTGCGCATCGCGGTATATTTGGCGTTGCTCGTCTTGTTTATGATCTTCCGGGCGTTCAGTACCTCGTCTACTCGTTCGTTGTCGCACTCCTGCATAATCTGCTCTATGTCCTCTTTCCGGAATGAATCGAAAGACTTCCCGGTTTGGATCGTTACAAAGTCCTTAAGTTGCATTGTAGACTTAAGAGACGATATGCCGTACTTAGTTTTAATCCGGTTCTTCAGCTCCTCGCAAAACTCCTCGTTGAGAGCGTCCGCGCGTTCTGCCAGCTCCATATCCACGGCTATGCCGTTGTCGTTAATGTCTTGATCCAGTCTATACAGGTCTATTTCCGACTGTGGGAACTCACAGTAATCAAGACGTTTCAGTGCTTCACGTTCTGATAAGACATCATATCGTAGGTAGTCTATAAATTCCTCCCATTTATCGGGAAAGTCTTTCGGATAGTTCCGGTACCCTTCCGGTTTCTCTCTAGTTGGCTTCTGTGGTTGGCAGAAGAATTTTATAAGGGCTAGACCCGTGCCCTTTTTGCCCTCTTTCAGATCAAGGGCTTTAGAAAGGTTTCCCAGGCTCTCCGGAAATCCGGCGTATAACGCCATAGTTGCGGTGCACAGAAAACGTTCCGCGGGGATATTGATACCGTATGCCATTAAACACAACCGTTCAAACTGCGCGTTGTGCGCTACGATCGTATATTGCTCGTCTAGTATCAAGTTGGTGAAATCTGTAAATTGATCGTAAGCGTCTGGTTTAGTCATATCAACTATATTAACCGCGCCGTCTTCGATCGCGTAACCGATAAGGAGTATCTCGGAGTCGGGCGATTGCGTATATCGGTACGCCCCGCCGCTCTTAATATCCTCACCGGAAAATGTTTCAAAATCTATATAAATCGGTTTCATGTTTTTAGGGGTTTTAAAGTTAAAAGCCGCGCCGCTTCTACTCGGCGCGGCTTTTGAGAATCATTTTACACTTGTTTTAACGAGATTGATTAATAATTATATTTAAAAATTCACTGATTAATTTAAAATCGTAAGTCATCATTCATTCCGAATGGATCGTCGTTTTCATTGCTCAAATCTTCGAAGTCGTTGACGCTTGATCCGCCGTCCAGTCTATCGTCGTCGGTTACTTTCTGTATTCCGTTCAATCCGGCTGTGATACCGCGGATGTCGCTACTCATGTTATAGCCGTACAATGAAATGGAAGCTACCCCCCAAGAGCCGGAATACATATCTTCTTTCACTGTGATCGGGCGTTTACCCTTGTCGATTACGATCGGTCTACCAAGTTTCTCTTTGCGCTTCGCTGTGATGTAGTAACACCCTTCATACTCGGCTTGTTCTTCTTTCTCCGGCGCGTCTCCATCCTTCAATGGGCTTTTGTAATTTTCCGGTACACGTCCTTTGAATTTCGGATCAGAACCAAAATAGGCTTGCGCTTCTGCCTTAACCGCGTCATTAATTTGCTTAATCAAAGCTGTATCTGATTTTGGGATCAACAAAGTTACACTGTAATTAGATTCACCTACCCCGTTGAATTGTTCTGCCTCGAAAACTCTTACATAAGAGAAACGTACGTTTTTTAAGATCAATTTTCTACTCATAATTTTTAAGTTTAATTTGTTTCACGGTTCAAAGATATTGCTTTATTTTAGACTTCAAACCATTTATACATTCTTTAATTGTTTTTTAACTTCTGTTAGCCTTCGATGTCGAAGTCACAAAGCGGGTTATATTCCACACCCTTAGCACTTTCCGGTACTAGTTTAGGTGCGCCTGGTCGTGATTGAACCACGTCCGCAAACCTTGCGCTAAATACCTTTTTACCCAACAGTTTTTCGAGATCGCCGATACCCTTTAACTTGATGTTTAGTACTTCGTCCTCTAGGAACTCGTCTAATAACTCCTGCCGTACCTTTGCCTCGTCCGTGATAACTCGGCTTGATCGCCCGGCTACTAACTTGTAGCCCTCCCATTTATGCCCCTGTATCGCTCTATCGTAGACGTACTTGTTTACTGATTCTATCCAGCTTTTGTAAGTGTCGATCTTACCGATAAGGTCAGTTACTTCTTCGTCAGACAATAGAAGAGGCTCGGGCTTTTCGTCGAAGTCTGCAAGTATGGCGTCTCGTTGCGCCCTGCATTGCGCTTTAACCGGGCAAAAACCGCACCAACTTCCGATAACCTGTTTCCCTTTGCCCTGTATTGCCGCTTTTGCGGCGGGTTTTAGAACTTTCTCCGCCCAATCAAGTAATTCACCCTTTGACATCTCAAACGTGTCGTAATGGTCTAATCTGACTTGTGCGATTGTCATTCGAATATTGGTTATGTTCGGCGACATTGCCGCCTTCAAAGTCCCCAAAGCGTATAGCATCATTTGTTCGTTGTGATCGGCGGTCACCTTAACGCCTGCGCCATACTTCAGATCGATAATGTGGATCATGTGATGTGACTCAAGTGTTACGTCTACCGATCCGAACGAATCCGGCGCGTAGTCTGTAATGTCTACTCTACGCTCTAGGAACATTTTACAAGGCCCATCGGCTTTATTTATCTCGTACTCTTCACCGATAACAAAGTTGCAGTATTCGCGAATATAATTCGCCATGTCAATACTAAACAGCGGGTTTTTAAGGTGTTCATCGTTGACGGGTAACTCTTCGTCTGTGATCGGATCATATAAACCTTCTAGGTATTGGGTCAACGCGTATTCGGCTATTTCGTGGGCTAGCGTTCCCTCTTCGGCGTAAATGCTTGACTTGCTTCCGGCGGCTTCGGCTAGTAGCGCCGATGGAGTACAATTTATCCATCGTTTCGCGCTACTTGGCGATAAAATCGCGTGGTCTCTATCTGCGTGTCCCATTATAGACGGCTTGAAATGTGTGCAACAAAATCGTTAAACATCTCCGGTTTAAGTGTCGGGAAACTAGACGCGCCTACGCTTTCAAAAGCTTCTTGTACAATTGGGCGTTTCTTAGCGTTTAGTGCCTTCATAGCCCACGATTTGCAATCGTCAATAGTATAAGATGCTGCATCCGTTTCGGGTTCTGCTGGCGCTTCTACCGGTGCTTTAGGCGCTTCTACTGGTGCTTTAGGCGCTTCTACTGGTGCTTCTGCTTCTGCTTCTGCTTCTGCTATGGGTTCAACTTTCGCGGCACGTCTAGCGCGGGTCTTGGCGCGTTCAGATTCTACGATCTCGGCCACTGTTTTAGGCTTCTCTTCTTCCTTCGCCTTTGTCGCTTCTACAACCGCGTCCGCCAACTTATCGAGGTCGGTTTTACGTTCCATTACTTCCGGTACGGCTTCGCCCGCCAGCTCGCGCAAATAGTTAGATGCCGCTAACAATTCCTTCACACTCTCATTTCCAATTAATTCAATTACTACTTTCATTTTTTCTTAAAATTAAAAATTGTTTCTAATAGTTCATTTTTGCTCACTCTGATTTTGCCCGTTCCGTTCTCGTACCGTGTGAGTTTTCCGGCGTTGAGTTGGTAGCGTATGGCATTTTCGGTGCACTCCGCTAACCGGGCGGCTTCCGCCACTGTGATAAGTTCTACTTTTTCCATTTCATCTTTTCATTAAATTTAAAACCCAATTTGTCAGACGTTCGATAAGTTTGTACGTGATCGGAATAAGCGGCGCACCGGGCCTGCTCGAAAATAGTTTCGTAACGTTTGGCGTGTGGAATTATAAAGCCCCGGATTTTATACTTAAACTTTTTTCCGGCTTCTTCTTCTCGTTGCAAATCGGCGAACACCATTTTCGAGTTGCCCGGATAGCCGTATAGCATCGTAGCCTCGCCTATCGTTTTGCACGCTTTAATCCTCTCCCGTATAATCTTGTAAAAGAACGCTTCTAATTTATAAATGTCTATTGCTGCCATATCTAGTAATGTTTAAAACGATTCTCCGATATCGGAATAGTTCAACAAATTTAGTTGGTTTCTCATTTCGATGTGACAAAGGTAAGGCTTTATTTTGAACTACAAAACTATTTCCCAAAAAACTTTAGTATTTTAACTCTGATTAACGGTTTTGAAGGTTTAGTAACGGTGTCAATGAAGAATAGCCCTTTTTAAGTGGATCTTTCATGCCTTAACTGCGTGCGTATCAGTTAGTTATGTGGCAAAAACCGGGAAAGTGGAAAGATAAAACATAGTTTCTCTATTAGTTTATATTTAAATATTTCTATAAATTCATTCACATATTAATACATATATTTACATATTTTATGTATTATATTACTATTTCATTCTTAGCTCTATATATTATCTTTCCATCTTTGACATATAGTATATATTATATGATAAATCACTATAAATAAGCAAGTTAAGTGTAATAGATACAAATTTTAATCATTGACAAGCAAAAACGCCAACTCGTTATGAATCAGCGTTTTAAGTTTTCAAGTGTGAAAGATGAAATGGTGTTTATGAAAGATGAAAGGCGTTATTTGTCGAATTCCGCCGAGAATTCTACGTGTATTTTAGATTTTGGGTTTTTATTCGATACGGTTATAGTTTGTTTCGGTTTTCCGATCCGAAAGAACAAAAACCGCTTTTGTTTTACTGATCCGATCACGTCGATCGTGTCGATACTACTAGATTTTATAATTGTTGTGTCTGGTTTAGACTCAACTTGTACATCATTCCACCCGTCGAAATAGTGGGCGAACCTGTTTTCCCTCTTTCCGTCCCTGTATTCTGTTTTAACCATGGTGTCCACCTTGGTAACTGTCTCGGCCCTTGTAGCGTTCTTTAATTCCCTTATTTTTATCCCCGCCTCGCGTACCTTATTATATAGATCAGCGTTATACAATTCAAGCTCGTCCTTCTCTAGTTTTAACTGCCTGGCCTGTTCCGCATAATCGCCTGCCGTAGTCTTGAATGCTACGGCTTCGGTGTTAAGCACGGTGATGTTGTTTTCCTGCCGTTCTAGCTCTTTATGCTGCCTTTTTATAGTCTTATACGACGCGTACAATAAAATGGCTAGAAGGACAAGCAAACACACTAATATCTTATTTAATGCTATTTTCATAGGTGAAGTATTTGGCGTTTCACATTGTTCTTATCGTATGAGATATGCACCCAGGTGAAACCCTTCTCATCGATAAGCTGGCAATACGGCAAATTGAGTTTTTGCGCCAGATCGAAGAGTTTCTTATTCTCCTGTTTGCTACCTCCTGTTATGTCCGCCGCTTGTCCTTTGACGTGCTGCGACGTTTTAGAGCCTTTCACCGCCGCGTTAAGGGCGGGCGATCTGTACCCGCTATTAACCTGGATCGGCTTGCCGTACGCGTCCCGTAGAGGGTCTAACACGTTATCAACTAACAGTTTCAGATTCTCCGCCGCTTCCGGTGTCGGATCGTTGTTGATCTTCTTCGCCGCCGCTGTCGTTGACGCGGTCAGCTCTTGAATTGTGAAGTTTCGCATTTTTCAAATGTTTTATAAAGTCCGAATATTTAGTATTAATCATCATATCCAATACCATTATAAACTCGTTATCCGGTTGGATCTTTTTAAAGTTACGGATAATATTCTTAGAATACACCAACGCGAAAAGCGTGGTTAGTAATCGTAATAAGTCCGTATAGTTCCCTTCCGGCTCTATAAGCCGCGCGGCTGCCGCCGTGAACAGAATCACGATCGCCGCGATCGCGTACTCGAAAAAAGCATGGAAAGCCTTTTTATGACTGTATTTTTCACCCGCCCTTAAACCTGCAATAAGTCCTACTATGAGATTCAGCGTCCCGAACAAAATGATCAAAACAAAGAAAGTCATCACATCATTAGTAACGGTTAGTAGGAAAGCTAGAGACGCGACGCGCGCCGTATCAAAAACTCCATCCATTATTTTATCAAACATATCCGTGATTGTACCCTGTGTGAACATTCCTCCTCAATCAGTTTAGCGTCTTTAAACGCCTTGATTAACGGGACTATAAATAAATCGGCCTTGCCGCGTTCCGCTTCAAACCGTCTCGCTTTGTTATCATCGGCTAGAACGTAGCTGCCGCCATAGTTTTGTATTTTTAGGCCGCTCGCCGTGCTTTGCTGCTCGCTTGCCTGCAAGTAGCGCGCGAAGGCGTAGTAGCATAATACTTTATTAGCTCCTGTATGCGCCGGGGTATCAACTAGGTATTCCGGCGGTATCTCTTCATACGATCGGTGGAGTTGCGGCGACATGTCAAGCATGTCGGCTTCGTAAAAGGCCTTCTCAATGTCGCTGTCCTTAACGTCCTTCGCGATCGTAAACAAATCTCGTAGTAATTGGATCGGGTATGCCATATTAATCTGTTATTACTTGGTCGGGCGCAATATCCGCGTCGCCTTCCAAATCGTTTTTAATTTTAGTTAGTTCCAGGTCTAGGTCGAATATATACGCCAGGTCTCGGGAAATCTTATCACGGACACGCGACAATGAACGGCGGTAAACGCGCTGCATTTCCTTAACCACTTCGCCCGACGCGTTCGAAAAGCTAATCAATGATGAATCAATAAGCGGGATCGGAATCGTAAAACAAGAAATTGCAATGTCTTTCCGCAACGGCTCGCAATATGACTTATACAAGTCGGAATCAATAGGCGTCCCGATCTGATCCACCCGGATAAAGGGCTTCTCTGTAATGCCCACATTCTCGTCTCTTACTGTGAGAACTGCGCCGGTTCCTTCTACACCCATCATTTCGGTAATAGCGTCCCGGAACTCGTTTTGCTCCTGATCGCTTTGAAACATTCCGTGTGATACGACGCTACAAGCGTGGAATCCGCGCGCTAGAACGTTCTCAACATACAGGGCATTCCCGTGTTCCGCTCCCATTTCCGGCTGTACCGCGTGAAACGGACTTATAGGATAAGGGCGACGGTTTGAGAAGTTGGCGTAATAGAGTTGTCCCGGATGGTTTTCAATACCTCCGTACTCTTCGCACTCCTTCCAAAAGTTCTTCGGGTTGAAGTTCGGATAAACAACGCCCGTTTTAACGTTCGTGTCCTTCAACATCTCGCGTTCCCAGTTATCGAATACGCGCCACTTCCGTACGATCGAATCCCGTTTGTAGTCCTCGTTAAGAACGGCACGAACGTAACCGAACGGCACGGGATAACAGTACAAAGGACGACCATCGCCGCCGTATTGTACTATTAACGCGTAACCCCTATATCTTGGTACCTCGTCGGATACGAACTCTAAAACGTCGTTCATGTCCTGTCCGTGCTCGTTGGTTCTCGCCGCAAATTCTTCGTTAACAAAGCCCTCGCAAATGATGTTTTCCTTTGCTTTGTCGCAACACGCCGTGGCGGTTTTGCTAGCGTCGATAAGGTTTGCGATACGTTGCGGGTATAGATTATCTACATCATAACTAACCACCCCTTCCGACGTACGGGGCACTAAATTCAGTGCCCTACGTACTATTAACTCTATTTTCTTTGCTGCGATCATTGATTCACCTTTTTAAATATTATTCTTCGAACTCTTTAAGACCCTCGGCGGCTTCTGCTTCCGCTGCTGCTTTGTTCGCTGCGCGTGTAGCTGCTGCCTTTTTAGCCGCTTCGCTGCGTTTTGCCGCGGCGATCTCTTCCTCCGATAGTTTCGGTTCTGCTTCCGGTTCTGCTTCCGGTTCTGCTTCCGGTTCTGCTTCCGGTTCTGCTTCCGGTTCTGCCTGCAAGTCTATAAAATAGTCCTTGTATTCCTCGGCGGCTTCCATGAACTCCACGGCCTTCTCGTCGCTTGTGTTAAATGCGCGGTACACTCTTCCGTCTTCAATCGAGTTGATGAATAGTCCCGGCTTCATTACGTATCGGGTGTGTTGTCCTGTCAAATAACGTTCTTCATACCAGCGTTGCGCAAACAGGCGATCCGCACCGCACACAATATCCAATTTTAGGTTAGTCATTGTTTGACACAATGAAACGATCTGCCCTATATCTGTAATTTTTTCCATCTCTTAAACTGTTTTAATTTATTAAACTTTCGGTATCTTTAAACCGTCGTACGCCTCTTTAGTTAGCGTTAAGAGTTTATCGCCCGTTGACGCTTCCGGTGTTTTAAGTGTTACTGTTGAAATACCGCCCGTACTTGAATCGGTTGCAAGGTCTGACGCTTCCAAACCGCAAAACGCACCTGCTAGGAAATACCCGCCGTTTTTAGATTTGAAAGCTACTCGGAAATTTCCCCCTATTAGCCGACTGACTAGTTCGCGATACCCGGTTAAGGTGCCCGGCGCTCTTAACATTTTAATCACTACGCTTTGATCTTCTCCCGGCGGGGTTGTATCATTCACTTTAATAGCGTCTTGGTACATAACGGAGTTGTTAACCGACGTAACAATATAACCTTTTTGGCCCGTCAGCATAGTAATAGTTCCTGCGCTTGCCATCTCCGAAATAGTGGATATGTCAGAAGAATTTATAATGATTGCTTCATCAACCTCTCCTGTACCCCCCACGTTTCCGAGATTTGTACAATCAAATGTAATATCAGCTGTTATTTTTTTAATACATGCCATATAATATCCTCCTTTATGATTCTGTTACGATCGCCGCGGCTCTCAACGTGTTATAACTAGCATCCGAGAAGCTTACACGCGCCTCGCCAATAACGTTTTCAGACGTTGATAACGTGATGGTGGTAAAACCACCGTTCGCGTTCAAGTCCTCCGAAATAGCAGTAACGCTCAAACCGTAATTATACCCGTATGCCCGAATTCTTCCCGCCTTAGTTTTAACAAGCGCTAGGAACGTACCGTTTAAAATCTGATTCACAATCACAGTTCCGTTTGCGTCACCCTGATACACCGTGAACGTAACCGCCTGCGTTAATGCCGTTGGCGCATTGTCGTTCTGCTTGACCTCTTCCGTAGCGTTTACACCCTTCTTGTTACTCTCAACCAGCACAGCCTTAGCGTTAGCAGTTAGCGTTACAGTAGCAAACCCTGCCGCCATGCCCTTTGACGCAAGATCTGCGGCGTTGATAAGAAGCATCTCGGCTACGCCTGTTGCCCCTCCGTCGCAATCAACTAAGATCGCCTTATTTAATTTATTTAAGCATCCCATATTATACAAGTTTTGCGGCTGTGATCGTTGTCCACGCTGCCGAAGCGATTGTTATTCTATTTTCTCCTCTAGCATCGTCCGGCGTTTTAATAGTGATCGTAGTAAAACCGCCTGCCGCGCTAGAATCCGTATCAGCTTGGGAAATTTCAAGCCCACATTTTAACCCAATCATAAGATTTCTTGCATTTATATCATTCAACTTGACAGCCGCCATAAACCTACCAGATAATAATGCCGCTATTATTCGAGCCGAAGCATTAGTTTTTTCATATATAGTAAGCGTAACAGACTGATCCAAACCTGCCGATGTATCTGACAATTTTAATGCTTCCGTAACTTTCGCGCCGTTTTTGTAACAGTCAACCGGAATAGTTTTCGCACCGGGTTTCAATGTGATGGACGATATATCTAGATTCCCATCTAACACTGCCGATGTTACGTCGTCAAAGTTAATAAGATACATTTCAGCGATACCTACGCTACCGGATTGGCATGCGTAGGTAATTGCATTATTTAATGTCTTTATACAAGCCATTTATTATTGTTTTAATTATTAAACACCTGCTGCGGTGCACAATTTCATATATTGAGGAACTGCAAGCATAGCATCAGCCGCAAATACGGTCGTACTGTAATACTTACGGTCCTTAGCATCACGGATGAACGGATCAATAGTCAAACTTGCATCTTCCAAAGCCAACTGGATGTTAGTTTTAGGAGAGAAAGCGATGAAAGACTGAACAGTCAGAGCGTCACCCTTAGCACTGTTAGACACGTGTCTCAACTCGTTCAACTTGTAACCTTCGAAGAAGTACGCGGGCTTGCCGTTCTCCATGTTAGCTTGCGCCAAATGGTTGTCCTTAGCTTCTACCAAGTCCTTGTAAGCACGCATAATGTTACTAGATACATAGAACTCTGAATCGTCCAGTTGATCGGCGCGCTGGTTGTCGATACACCATTTCAGACACTCCAAAACGTTAGCACCAGCTCCAGATGGTACAAGAACCTTAATAGATTCGGTTGATGACTGCATCTGCTTGATGATACCGCCATTTTTGAATACTGTGTACACACCCGCTGTATCAGTTGTTTTCAGACCGTCCAACCACACGAGGCGCAGCATGTCGGCTTCCAACACCTTCAGAATTTCGTTCTGCATGAACGCTGCCAACTGTGTTTGGTCGAAATCAGCTGAAAGGTGAACACCTTTTGCAACCATTTTGCCCCACAAGTCTTGCAGACAAACCACGATAGGCAACTCAATCTGTGCGTGATCGTAGTATTTAACACTATCGTTAAGAGAACTATACTTGTATTCGCTATCACAACCCGCGGAACGTCTTACCGCTTTGTCGGTTGCTGTGAATGTCAAGACAGGTTTACCCTTCTCAATGCCTGCTAACACGGTTACGCCGTTGGAAAGTTCGCCTTCCAAACCCAGTGTCAAAGAAATAACATCGGCCAGGCTGTCGATATTCAATTTGTTTAAATCGCTAAATGTAAATGCCATAATTTTAATGTTTTAGTAGATTAGTATTTAAATTTTTTACGCTGTTCATCCGCTGCTTTTTGAACAGCTTCGCGGCTCAACTTAGTTTCGGTCTTAGTTTCTGTTTTGACCTCTGTTTTAGCCGCTGCCGGTGCGCCGGTACGTTTGCTTAACTGCGTTTTGAGATCAGACACGGTTTTCTTCAGCTCGGTAACTTCTCTGCGGATCGCTGAAAGTTCTTCCGGTGTAGGGGTTTTCTTCTCTTCCTCTTCTGGCTTTTCTTCCTCGGTTGCTAACTCTTCTGGCTTTTCTTCCTCGGGCTTAGCTTCGCTTTCCACCTCTTTAACGTCGGAAATCTTTCCGGCTACGACTGATATGATCATGTCCTCGCCCTCTTCAATCGAAATGTAATAATCGCCATCCTCTACGGGTTTGCCTTCGGCGTCCTGTACTTCGTCACCCAATGCAGCTTGTTCGCCTTGAGCGATAATAACAAGCTCCTTTCCTTCTTTGGTTGTGACGGTTTCCCTAGCTAGCTTAGTTGATTTAACTAGCTCGGCTAATTTTGTCCAAAATTTGCTCATTGATAATTTGTTTAAATTGTTATTAAATAAAGAACTAGTAGCCGCGGGAAGTCCCACCAAATCGGCACTAAATAATTCTCTTACTTCTGTTACGGTTGCGGTTTGCGCTTCTTCATCCAACTGTTTAACGTCAGACTGATTAACCGATACACCTAATAATTCCGGCTCTTTCTCGATCATAGCAACCATAAAATTATATTCGCTAGGATACGCGCTTTCCAAAGCTTCCGACATAACCAGATCAGCATAAACGGCGTTTTCGTCGTGTGTGAAGTTAGCGAAATGCCCTATATACCCGTCCAGCAAGTCCGAACCGTTATGAGTGCGGCGTGCGTGAATAGGCCGGGAATTACCTAAAGCCACTAGAGATGGGAAAGCACTAGCAGAGATGACTAATTTATAAGCCTTTCCCCCTTCTTCATAGTAGTTTGCGGTTTCCCCGGCTTCTATAATGCGTAACTTTTCAAATATTTTCATATATTACTGTATTATTGGTACAAAGATATATTATTTTACGGCACAAGGCCGCGGCTTTACCTACGATTTATAGGCTAGCCGCTACCTGTACTCTATTATATTGTTGTTGACCCTCGTCTATGTCGGTAACCGCCACCTGTGGCGCGGGAACGCTAGCCACCGAATCGTACATGATCGCCGCCAGTTTTCGCAAACTATCGTTTGACAGGCTGAAATTACTAGGTAACTGCATAGTTGATCCGCCGCCTACGTCGATCTTCCCGCCATTGGCGTACCGATACACGCCAGACGAACCGAACGAACGCCCGCCGTACTCCATGTTAAGGGCTGATAACGCATTAATCGCGCCGGACGCTTTACGATTGAGAATGTACATATTTTCCCCGCCCTCGGCTTCGAACCGTTGCCCGTTCGATCCGGTGAACGTCACGCCCCCGGCCGAATGACTAGGGCCATATATTTGTCCACCCTTCGCGTATTTCTTAACGCTTGTATTGATCTTGGTGTCTGGCTCTTTGGTTTTGTTAATAGACATAACGTTCTTCATACCCGCAGCCACTACGATAGCCGCCTGCGCGATACCCCATATACCGCCCTGTGCCAAAGCTTTAGAAGCGCCCAAATATGTGTTGATAAGCGCCTGCGCCGTGGCAAATGCTTTGCCCGCCGCGCTTTCTTCGCCCAGTAAGCTAGACAACTGTCCGGCTGTGCCTGCTGCCATTTCCAATTGTGCGTTATAGTACTTCCGTTTAATCTCATCTTTCATTATCTCGAAACGTTCGGTTATCGCGGTTGTTTCCGCCCCGATGGCTTCCGCGTTAGCGATCTCGGCCGCCTTTTGCGCGTCCAGCCGGGCTAACTGACTTTCCAGGTCGTTGCCTAGTTTCATGTCAGCTAGCGCGCGGTCGTTCTCCATGTTGAGAGCCTGACGGTCTCTTTCCTTTTGGTCTTCCTCGTCCTTCCGGGCCTTAACCTCTGCGGCATATTCCAACTCGAGTTGGCGAACGTTGTTAATGTATTCTTGCTCACCTATAAGACCCTGTGCGCGTCTGTACGTCTCAATCTCTATCTTTTTATCGTTTACGGCTTGTAATTCTTGTAACGACGTCTGGGCGCCTTCCAGCTCCCGTTGCGATATGTCCAGCTGCATTGCGGTAACCGCTTCCGAATACTTCTTAAGTTGCGCGTCCTGTGCGGCCTTAATAGCGTCCTGCGCTTTCTTATGCGCTTCCGCTTCCCTCTTCGCCGCATCTTCCGCCGCCTTCGCTGACCTCGCCGCCGCCGCTTGTGCCGCCTGTGCCTGCTTGTCACGCTCCTGTTTGATAAAGCCGGACACCTGCCCCGTCATTTCTTTCTCTTGTGTAGCGTAACTTGCTCTAGCCGCTTCCAGCGCTGCAAGGGCTTCTTGTTCTTTCCGTGCGTCCTCGTCACTAGTATATCCTAGCTGGTTCTCGGCTTTGATCTGCTTGTATTTAGCTTCCAGTACGGACAACTCCATATCACGGATAGCGTGCAATTTCTCCCTAGCTTGTTCCAGTAACTTAGTACGTTCCGCCGCTGACTTGTTTTGGTCGGCCGCCTGCGTCTTAAGCTCTTCCATCTCGCGCCTCATCCGCGCCATAGGTACGAGTGCCGCCGTTTCGGCTTGGTAAATCTTCTGTGTCTCCCCCGCCAGCCGTGCGCCTTCCGCCGCTGCCCTCTTCGTCTCCTCGCTGATAAGCCCTAATTTGTCCAGAAGCCATGTAACGCCCTCCGCAATTTTTGTAAGTACGACCGCCACACCTTCAAACAATCCGGTTATCCAGTCCAGCAAACGCCCGAAAATCACCTTAAACGGAGCGAACGCCGCTTGCAGGCTAGTCGCTAACTCGCTGTTGCGTTTCATCATCTTCTCGATGATAGCGATAAGCGATAAGACGAGCGACACGACGAATATAATAGGGTTGGCCTTCAACGCTGCGTTGAACGCCTGCACCCCGGCAATGCCGCTTTTCATCTGTCCCACTAGCGCACCCGTGCCCCCGGTTAGCCCCTGTGTCTGTAATATGCCGTCCTTGACGCTCTCGGCGTAATTACCGACGTTACGGCGGTTATCGCCTACCGACTTTTCCAGCTCCTTAAGCTTGTCCGATAACGCTTTGGTTTGCTCGGTTAGGTCTTGTCCCTCCTTGCTGGTAGTCCGTTGCGCCTCGCTCATCTTGTTCAGCTCCGTGGTGTTCTGTGCCAACTGTGCACGCAAGGCGTTAACGCTCGTAGCCTCATTGTCCAGGAGCGTTTTGGTGCTTTTGATCTCGGCGTTGTTCTGCCTGTTGGCTTCCGTGTTGTCTAGGATCGCCTTTTGCGTCTCAATTAGAGACTTATTCAACTTCTTAACAGTCGCGTCGTACTTGTCCTGTTGCACAAGGCCGTCCGCGTAGTTCTGGTTTAGCGCGTCCAGCTCCTTCTTCTCGGAAGCGTACGCCGCTTGCAAATCCTTTTTAGTCTTTGCAAGGGACATACTCTTAGCTATTAACGCGTCTAGCCCCTTCTCGGCTTCTGACGTGCCGAAATTAAGGTCTAATAATGTTACTTGATCCGCCATTTTTATGTTATTTTAAATCCATTTTGTACAAAGATAACTTACAATTCCCGGTTGCTACGTCATACTCACCTAAAGATTTGATGTAGAAACAGCTATTCAGCTGCGAAAAGTAGTAAGCATCCCCTAATCGTAGGTTTTCAACGTCCGCATATTCTAGTTGCGCTTTTATTTTCACCTGTATTCGTGATTTAAACATCTTGAAATGCCGGTTTATATACGGGTAATAGATGCTTTTCACAAACGTATAATAATAATTATAATTGTTAGGTTTGGCGAACGCTGCGGTTAGTCCCATAATCGGGAATACCCGGTTATTATATGAGAACTTAACAGATGATTTGTAAGCGTCCTTAACGGGTGTTACCGTTCCGGGTCCGTTGTTATAACTGAATTTTTCCGAACCGATCGTACAAACGTATTGGTCTGCAAACTCGTCCGGCACGTCTACCGCCTCAACGCTGCGTAGTTTGTCGCTCCAATCGTGTACGCGTGCCCACGCCATAGACGTACCGTCCCGTAGGTCGGCGTCTACTATCGGCTCTACACGTAACGTACCGTTGCGATAAATTTTACGCCAGTGCCATGCCGTGCACATGTCGTCTACTATGTTTTTTACGTCCGTGTACGGAAAATCGATGGCTACATTAGCGACCGAATCGTATTGCGGCTTGATGGCTGCATCGAACACCGCCTGCCCCGCTCCGCATCTTATCAGCTCCTCCGGGTCGTAGCCGTCCGGGAACTTGAAATAGTCTGTACGGGTTACGCCCCCGATAGTCGCCACCAGCTGCATATAAGCATCCTGTTTAGGGTAAACCGTCATTTGCGCGTTATTCTCCGTAACATAAATCCAGATACGATCGGTTATGCTCCCGTAGTAAGACATGGCCCTACCTATCCCCGATACTGCACCGCGTAACTGAATAGTGGGTTTAGTAGTCGGTATTGTATCTCCCTTGTATTCAACGATCATTTGGAACTGCTGGTTCTCGCCCGCCGAAATCAGGAATCCCGCCGGGCCACCCCCCGTACGGTTTCCGAAGTACGAAGCGTACATGTAAATTTGTGAGTTATCCAGCACAACCGACGCGGTGTCCGGATACTTACACCCCCCGCGCCCCTTGGTGCCGCCTTTAGGCAGAAACTTCACTGTTCCCGTCGCGACGTTGTCCTGCCAGGTGATACTGCCTCGGGCGCAAACCATGGTAGGCGCTAATACATTAGCGTCTTCCGGTTGAGGAAGCAGACTACCCGGGTTGTAGAACGGGTTAATCGCCGGGAACGTTATTTGCGGAAAGTCCACGTACTCACGGACTATCTTTGCAAGGTTGGCGGCACTCAAGTTTATGCCGCCGTCCTTCACAAGGCTGAAATCCGGTAACGTCGATATGGGTTTACTAACGTCTGACCACTTGTCCGTACTCTCGATCAAGTTGATCGTGTACTCCGTTTCAGTCGCCGACACTTTCGCATAAAACTGTGTAGGCTCGTCGGACACATAAGCGTAATACTTGAACGGTATAGACGATACCAGAACCTCGGCCACATAATACTCACAGTTAAGCAAGCCTTTGTTTAGCCCTATGAACGTCCGGTCATTGTCGGGCGTTCTAGGAACTTTGATCGACGCGCTGAACGCGACACTGTCCCCGGTCATAGTAACCGGGGAAATGTTGTTTAATGTGATCTTGACCGTCGCGTTATCTAAACCGTCTATGTCGTAACCGTTAACTCTCAATGATACTATTTTCATCTTATCCCTCCTGTGTGATTAAACAAATTGCAATCTCGTTCGTAACTGTATTCTTGATTCTTAACTGTCCTGTCCGCGCCGCTCCCGGGTTCGCTGTATTAAACGTTACTCTTATTAAACCGCTACCCGACGCACCCGAAGTAAGTGAAACAGATACCCAGCTAGGCGCGTCTACTAGGGTCCAGCTATCGACCGATTGATACGCAACGGATCTCACTTCTCCCCCGGCCTTGCTGCCCGAAATACGGAATGGGAATAAACCAATTGAAGTTGGCGTGCCTCCCTGATTAACCGTAACTACCGCTATTTCCTCGGTTTGGTCATTATAAAACGTTATAGTTCCGGTTCTAGCGGGCGCGCCTGACGCTACGTTATCCCCGATCGTTAACGTTACAGTTGTTTCGCCGGGTGCCCCTTCTGATACGTCCGGTGTGATCCACGTATCACGCTGCGACACAGACCAGTTACCTATTGATGTAACGTCCACGGTTACAGGGTGCGTTAGATAGTCTACGTTAAACGTACTAGGGCTAGTGGATACATCGCCCGAAACCCCGGCCTGCTTAACGACTATATTGTACGTGGCAGGCCCCGCCAAACTCTTCAGGACTATGTTACCCGTTCTAGCCTCGCCAGTGTTTGCGGCTACCGTTGCGGTGAGATTAGATGTACCCGCCGGGAATTGGTGGTATCGTTTCCCCCAATACGCGTTTAATGTCGTGATGTCTGCGGGCGTTATATTCGAATCGTCCGCTTTACCGATGACTATGGCTATTTGCGCCTCGCTCCACGTATTTAGTCTACCCCCTATGGGGCATACACTTGAAACTGACTTAATACGCCCGTTTTCATCAAAATATACGAATATGCACTTATATCCATTAGCATACGAAATCAACGAACACGCATTGATGTCCGCAATGTAAGGAGACTTAAATCTGATACCCGTAGTATTATATCGTTTTGATTCCTCGTATGTTCTTCCTACAACGGGGTCAACGTTACCTTGTTCGAACATGTCCGGCGTTAATAACGTCGTACCATTTGTCACAGTAAGCCAACTCGGCTCGCTCCATACCTCCCATGCCGCATTACTGTATATGCTGTTAACCAGTCCTTCCGCATACGCCGCACTGATCGTCCACGGGTTTTTCTGCGCGCTAAACGCGATCGACGGCGTAGGCGGTTGATCCGGCGCTAACGGGAACATGTAATTGTCTTGCAGTTCTGTTGTTTTGAATCTCACTTGCTGTCTGTACGTCTTGGTACTGTTTGACCACCGCGCCCCTGTGTCTCCTGAAACTTCTGCCCTGAACCGTTTAGACTGGTATTGGTTTATACCCGGTATGTTCAGATCGAACACGACATTAGACGATACCAGCAACTCCTGGTAGACGTTATAATACTCTTCACCGTACTCTAGGTTTATGGTGATCTCGGCCTGCTCCGTTACGCACCCACGTCCTCGGATCGGTGTGAACTTATTAGACCAGAAGTAGTCCTTAAATGCGGCCCAAAACCACTGCCCGTTGCGCATGTTCCATCTAGCGCGCAAAGCGCATTGAAGTCCGGTATCATAGATAGCGTCAGACATTAGGCGATCTTCATAGTTAATCACCTGATCCAGCCCGTTACCCCACACGTTTTTAATCGTCAACTTCTTAATATACGTTATATCGATAGTGTTTCCCAGCACGTAGGTGGTAGGGAATATCGCCGAACTAGGCGCACCCGACACGGGTTCAACTTGAACAGATAATGCGTCAGACGGGTGTATAACGTAGGGGAAGAATATGTCTAGCGTCTGTCCCGGTATGCGCGGCTTGGGCGGTTGGGGAAGGGCAGCATCTACTCCTAGCGTGTCCCAGTATGTGAGATCGCAATGGAATACCGGAATAGTTATATAGTCTGCCGGATCGGATACCCAGAACAATAGTTCTTGCTGCATAAACCACGGAGTGCCCTGCGACTTGTTACGGTCGGCGCGCTTAAGCAAAGGGGCGGCAAAGGATAGGTCTATTTCCATCCCGTACTGCTGATAGGGCAAAGTTACCGTTTTAACCGGCGATCCGCTGTTCCTCACAGTAATATTCACAGGCTCGTTTGTGCCCGTTGTCACCTTCACCATTAGCGGGCGTGTAGCCCACACGGGTAATTGCCCGTCATAGGTTTGGCCGTCGGTTAGTGTTACATCTGCTATCGGTATATATATGTTCATCTATTTAATATTTAAAGTGTCAATAATAGCATATCTAATTATAGTTACTATCTCGTTTTGTAACTTCAAGACCCTTGCCGGGTTGAGAACATCCGACACCACGCCGCCGGGGTTGTGACTGTTCGGTACTTTGATCCCGAACTCTCCGATAGCTTTCGCGATCGGATAGGCCGCGGTTAACGGTATGTTCGCGCCTTGCTTGTTCTTGTCCTCGATCCATTTACGTATGATCCACAATGGCGGGCGTTTTCCCGCAATGCGTCCGCCTTCCATAGCCCCGACATACCTCGGCGCTGTGATACGGGCGTTATTGCCGCCTACAACCAACTTTAGCTCCTTGGCGAAGTTACCGGACGCCATCAGCCCTTTAGCCTTGTAGGACGCTTCTATATCGTCTCGTAGCTTGGTTAACAGGACCTCTATTTCCAACATCGCGTTACGTGCCATTATTCAGATAGATTAAGAGTTATCTCCCAGCCCGATTTGGGACTGTCGTAAATGTTTTGGCGCTTAACCACCGCCGCGCCTTCGGACTCATATAGGCAAACCGCTTTCTTCGCTATGTCTGTAATAACGGAGAACGTCCGATCCAGTACATCGATCTCGGACGAGCTGTCGGTTTCGTAGTGCGAAGTCCCCAGTACCTGTATAAGCACGGTGATCGAGAACTCCTCGGCGGCGTAGTCGTTATAGTCCTGCCTTCCTCCGGGCACATCAACAAAGATAAAATCACCCGTTATATCGTTTGCCAGTCGATTACGTGTGGCTTCATCTCCGAAGAATACGGGAAGCGCGTGTTGCGCTCCCCATGTTCCAACCTGATCTAGTATCCCTTTAAAAGTCATATTGAGTTTTTACATTGTTGTCGTACTCGGGTTCTGTCTCTGAATAGATAACGGTCACAGCCTCACTCACTGCTGTCTTTACATCTGCAATCTGCTCC